CGCGCCAGCTAAGCCCACAGCGAACACGCCACCTAGGCGGATGCCCATCCGCGCGAACTGAGGCCCCATCTTGCTATCCACCGTGGCGCCGATCTTGCCGAACGTGAGCCCGCGGAGGAAGGACTGGAAGAACGCCTGAGCGCTATCGGTGCCGGACTTGGCCAGAGACTTTTTTGTGTCTGTGTTGAATCGGGTCACCTTGCGGCGTAGCCGGTCCAGGTTGTTCCCGGCCGACCTGGTGGCGCGGCCGGTGTGATCGTTGCCCTCCAGGTTCAGCTCAACATCACGACTGTTGACGCCCATGTCAGGCCCTCACGATCCTCTCAGCAGCGTTCTCACAGGCCTCCAGCGTGGCGTCCAGGAGCTGGTCCATGCCTTCCCCTGACGCGCCCTCGCTGAATGAGCCGGCCACTACCGTCTGGGCGGACCAGGGCCTATGCCCCCAGGTGAGGTGGCGCACGCGGCCCATGCTGTCTAGGCGCTTCAGGTCCGACCGCTTGCCGGTGCCTGAGTTGCGCCCCTGGACGACAGTCACCCCAGCGGAGGTGGCGCCGCGGCGTACCCGAGCGGTGATCCGACCGCTGGCCATCCACTCGCCTAGCCCGCTGGGTAGTACTTCCACCTCGTGGGCGCGGATCGCTTTACGGAGTGGCGCCACGCCGCGACGGATACCCGCGGCCATGTCATTGACGATCTTCCGATCAGCGCCCACAGCACGGACGGCGGCAGCGACCAGCGCGATCTCTTCCGCGCCTGTAACTCTCACGTCCGCTCAACTCCCCTTGGCCGCGTCTTTCGCCGCCTTCTCCTGCTCCTCCAGCACCAGCACCGCGACGCTGAGAGCCTTGGGTTCCCACGTCATCAGCTCCGACAGTGGCTGTCTGGTGGCCAGCGCCATCCGGACATATAAGTCCATCATGGAGCCGGAATCGTAGGGTCCACCGTCTCCTGGGGCGCCTCCTCATCGGGCTCCTCCACGGAGATGACGTTCTCCTCCCACACCTCAAACGGCACCTCAGTGCGGCCGAGCCTGCGCAGCGCACACCACCCGATGTATCGCTGGAAGATCATCGTGGCCTCGCCCAGGGCGCGCGCCGTGCCGATCGAAAACTTCCGCTCGAACGCTGCCATGTCTCGCTGATCAGCCCTGACCAGCTCAGGCTCCTCAGCTCCGTCTTTCCAGATCTCCAGGTCAACGACCGTTGGGACTCCCATGTCTCTCTACTCCTCTAAAGCGCGGCGGGGTACGGGTGTATTGCTGGCCGCCATCGTGTTGCCCGGTGCGACCAGGTAAGCGAAGACAGCCACAGTGATGCTCAGCCAGGTGGGCTGGGTGCCAATGGCCAGGTAAGCGATCTGGAGAGAGCCCACGACCACACCAGCCAGAGCCAAGATCATATAGACCCAGGCGCGAGCCTTGGGCGGGACGCTCTCCAGAATGGCGGACATATCAGGGAAGCCGCTTCACCATCGAAGTGATGCCAGCGCCCTGAGCGGACGTGGTGACCGTGATAATGCCAGCACTGTCCGCGAACTCAGGCAGCACCAAGATCTCACGATCGCCAGTTGTGGCCGGGACGCTGACGCCAGCATTGGAGCCCGAGCTGCCGCCCGGAGTCTTGCCGTTGTCCACCACAGTGAACGTCACGGCTGAGCCCGTGGTGTTCTTCGCGTGGAGGATCGCCGGGCGGCCGCCCAATAGGTTCACGTCGATGGTGTCCGACGCGGCGGCCACAACCGGGGCGGGCGCCACGCCAGCCTTGCTGATTGTCGTTACTGGTAGTGCTGCCATTTCTCTGGGCTCCTAGATCCAAAAATCGAACGGGTGGACGAGCGGTTACGGCTGAGTGCCCAGGGTGGGCTCACCGATGATCGGAAGCTCAAGCTGGATCTGGAGAAACTCGCCCTGCTTCCCGCCCGCGGGAGGTGCCACGGCGATGAGCGTCCCGGAGAACTGAGCCAGGCCCGAGCCCTTGCGTGGCGCGAACACGAACGCCACCTGAGCGCCGCGGTTAGTCCACAGGAACTTGGCCAGACCAGTGGTCTCCCAATCCTGGAGGCCCTCCAGGCTGATCTTGTAGAGCGGCGTGTCAACGTCGGAGACCCCACCGTCAGGCACAAGGGTGCGCTGCTGCTGGATAGGCGTGTCGCCCTCCATGCTGATCTCCCACGCCTGATTGGTGAAGTCCGTTCCGGACAACTTGAGCATGGCATCACGAAAGACGCGGGCTCCTGCGTAAGCGGGCATGTCTAGCTCTCTCTCTTGAGTGTGATCTCAGCGCCGTACAGGACGCCAGCGTTTGGGATTTGGAAGTCAACCGGGAGCGCCGCCACCACGTACGCGAGCGGCGACACAGCGGACACCAGGAGCGAGAGGTGGGAGTCCAGGAAGTTCATTGCGTCAGTGGGCGTGCCCCCGGTGATCACGTCCACAAGCCACGTGGTCTCGAACAGTTCGAGCGGGCCAGCAGCAAGCCACCCGCCCCAGCGCACCCAGGCGTCGCCCACGTTGAGCATTGCGGGTTGGTCATCGTATCCAGTGATGTCCTGGACCGCGTCCACAGCCTGGGCGATCGCGAGCCTGTCAGCAGCGAGAGTCATCCCACCACCAGCTTTCGATAGGGCGCCTCCAGGCGCCGGACCTCAGGGTCAATGCGAGGCACGAACGACGAGCCGCCGCCGTCTGAGGACTGGTCAATTACACCGAGCGGTAGTGCACGCTTCGCGAGGTTGACCTGGACGCGGCGGCACAGTGCCTCACGGAGCGGCCAGGGCAGGCCGCCGCCACTGAGGTAGTCCTCAGCGGCCAGGCGCTCAGCAGAGGTCAGGACCCGCGGCCAATACAGCAGCTCGTAAAGATCCCCGAACAGTGGCGAGGTTGCGTCAGCGCCAGCACCCAGGACGACAGCGTTGGACGGAGTGTTGGACGTAGCCCCAGCGGTCAGCCCAGAGGAGCCAGAGCCAACAGACACACCATCCTGGACGATCTCATAAACGCCGCGGGCCCAGTCGAGAGCAAAGGCCCAGGTATGGACGGACTGGTCACTGGCTACGGAGCCGGCACCCAGGGAACTGTCGCCGTCCAGGCGCCGCGCGATGATCTGCCAGTTACCGCCGAACATTCCCGTATAGAGCCGGATAGACAGGCCAGCGCCGTAGCTGAACGCCAGCAGTCTCTGGGTGCCCGCCACGGTGCTGTTGAGCTTGACGCGGGCCAGCAGCGTCCCGCCGATCGCGTTCTGGGTCAGGGCCAGCGCGTCGCCGGACAGCGAGAGGTAATCCGTCCCGTCGAACCGGACCAGGTCGCGGCCGTCCACGGTGCGCTTTGTGGGCTGGGCCGAGCCGATGCCCTGGGTGGCCACGGAGGTCCCCACGGCTGAGGCCCAGGAGCTAACTGCCGCGCCGTCCGCCAGAGTGTCCAGGTCTGAGGCCCGGAACTGGAGTGAGAGCCCGTCTGGCAGCTCTGCGGACGGAACGCGGCAAGCCTTGATCTGAGCGGCTGACTCAACTGCGATGACTTGCAGGAGCGCCCCGTCAGTGTAGCGACCAGCGGGCACGCCAACAGACGCCAGGTAATCCTTGACGTCTTGTAGTGCTGGCATGCCCGCTGGCCTTCCCCTGTGTTGTGGCTACTTGGACGGCAGCGCGGGCGTGGCGTCTTCCACCACGAGCCCGCGAGCCTTGAGATCGTCCAGCGTCACGGTCAGGCCAGTGGCTGGGTCGATAGTTGACCCGTACATCTTGGCTTGCTCGGCGACGTTGGAGCTGATGAAATCGGGCGCCGGGTTGCGGGTCCCGCCGCTCTGAGTGTCACCGGGGAACGGGAACGCCTCTCGGACCTCTGAGGTGCGAGGCTGCAGAAAGTCCTCCTGCTCAGGCACCGGTGTCCCTGAGGTGACGTCGGGCTCTGAGGTGACATCGGCCTCCACGTGGGAGTCCTCCTCGCTGGTAACTGTGTCGTTCTTCCGGACCATGTCCGTGCCTCCTGGATTGTTGATCTTGAAACGCTGAGCCTGGCCCGCTGGGAGAGGTTTCCCCGCCGCTAACCAGCGGGCCAGGAGTCCGGCTATGTACCCGGGTCGTACGCAATGCGGCGGATGCCGGGGTTGTCGATGACCTCCACGACGCGATAGCCCCAGATGGCCAACTCCACAGAGCGGACTTGCCACTGGAACTCAAGCCGCTGCGGTGCGCTGGCCGCGGCGTAGATCGCGGCCGGGTCGAACAGGTAGCTGTTCGATGACGCGTTGCTAGGAGCGGCCGCCGAGGTGACCGGGTAGCCCTCCAGGCCAGCAATGGACAGCCGAGCAAACCGCGGCGAGACCTGGCCGTTTGCGTTGACCGGGCCGAACATCGGGTAGAGCTTCCGGCCACTGGTGTCAGTCGCACGAGCGAACAGACGGTAGAGGTCCTGCTGGAGCGCCAGCGACGTGAAGCTGTTGCCCGTTGCCACGTACTGGAGATCAGCGACAGCGGCCTCAAACGCTGCTGACACTGGGTAGTCCTGAGCCTGGGTATAGGTGGCTGGCCAGGTGCCCGCGTTCGTCGGAAGCGTGATGGTGGCGCCCGGAGACTCAGCCTCAAGCTCAGTCCACGCGATGGCCTCCAGAGCCTTGTTGTACTCGTAGACCATCTTCTGCCAGATCAGCGAAGACGCCTGAGCGCCACCCTGATCCCACAGCTCGCGAGAGATGCGCACCTTGCCGGACACAGCGCCCGGGGTGATCGTCTCGCTAGTCGCCGTGAACTGACCCTCAGCGGGCTCAGTGTCCTCCACGTGAGCCGCGACCAGAGCGGAGTGCGCGGACCACTTCGGGACAACCATCGGCGTAATCTCCGACAGGGTTTCCTTCTGGATCGCTGTCCACAGCGGGAACGCGAATTCACGCTGAGTGACGTAGAGGTCCGGCCGCTGGACGTTGGGATTCAGCGCGGCCACGTTGGCAACCGGGAGGATCGCGAATTGCTCGCCTTGATCATCGGCGGTCGTGCGCACGGGACCGTCCGGCACGCTGGTGATGGGAGCGGTAAACACGTGCTCCTGGATGAAGCCCAGCGCGCGGGCACTGGCCGCGCTGTCGCCCTGAGAGGCAGCGCGAAGATCAGCCGCGAAGTCGTGCGTCCCGGCCACCAGGTTGCCGCGATCGAAGCGGTACGGCTCCGGTTCGTGGACCTCAAGAGTGACACCCGGGGTGCCAGTAGCGCCCTCAGCCGGATTGATCACCTCAGGGCCAGCAGCTCCAGCGGGTGCCTGCGGGTTGGCCGCGAGGTACGCCTGGAACGCCTGGGCGAACTGACCCATGTCGAATTGCGGCGCGGGCGTGCAGGCTGCCTGCCCAGCGGTGTGAACGTGTCCGCAGACAGCGCACGGTTCCATGATTTCTCCTTGGTTGTCAGCCTCAGCCACCACGGCCGAGACGCGAGCTGAATCAAACGCTGGCGACGGGGTCAGGGAGACCTCAGCCAGGATGTTGCCTTGCCCGGAGTGCCAGACCCCGGAACGTTCGGAAAATTGGGCGTCGTCCAGGAGACCGATAGAGAGCCCGTCATAGACGCCATCCTCAGCCAGCACCAGGGCGCGATCACCCTCTGGAGTGCGGGCCACCTTGAACGTCACCCGGAGACCGTCAGGGCCATCCTCAAACGTCACGCCGCGGCCCACGGCCTGCGAGCGATCATGCTGGATCAGGAGCTTCACGCGGCTGGGCTCGGCCCAGGTGAGCGACCCCTGAGAGAACTGGTACGTACGGCCGTTGCGGCGGGCGGTCACACCGTACGGGACAGCCAGGCCCGTGATGGTCCGCGCAGCCTGGTCAACCGCAAAGATGTTGCGTGATTCTGGGGTTTCAAAGCCAATAAGAAGTGAGCCGGCGTCAAAGTTATTGCGCGAGCTCGGGGCTTCCGCCACAACATCATTGCTTGACTCTTGATCTTGACCAGCAGGGAGCGCCGGGCGCGGCATCGCGAACGTGGGCGCAGGCAGCCCCTCGCGCTCGGCCACGGCATTGCGGTCATAGATCCCCATTGCGATTCCCAACTGATAGACCTGGAAGCGAGAAAGATCATCCGCCCTCAGGAAGCCGTTAAAGTCCGCGAGGATGCGATAGCCGCGCGGCGTGACGTCAGGCATGCTGAGCCGCTCCTGGATCGCGGAGACGTACATCCCGATTGATTCATTGATCTTGGAAATGCGCCGGTCCTGGCTGTTCTGGTAGGTCCGGCTAGTGGTGCTGACGCCCAGGTCCTCAGGGTCGATACCCAGCACACGGCCGATTTCCACCACGGCGGCCGAGCGGGCCGCGTCAAGCTGGAGCTTTTCCGGGTCCCACTGGAGCGTCTTGTAATCCAGGGCCCCCGGGACATAGGCGTCAGCGCGGGACTGACGCGCCTTGGTCCAATCGTCCAGGAACTCCGGGACGTCATCCTCATCCGGGTCAGCCTCAGGCTTAGGCGTGAAATAGCCCTGTGGGAGTGGGCTGTCCGCGTAGCGATCGGCCGCCGCGGAGAGCTTCAGATAGGTGCGGATCGCACGAGCGCCAGCGTCCAGGATGCCGTCCGTGGGCGAGTCGAACTGGATGTAATCCTTAGGCGGGACCTTGACCTCATCGCCGTTGGGCATACTCACATGCAGGTAGCCCTCAGCGTCCACCTGAGAGCCGGGGTCCACGCGCCACACATAGGCGGGGTAATTCCTGTAATCCCGCTCGCGGGTCCACCAGTAGGCGATCCCCTCGAACAGGAGATCCTCGACCAGGCGAGTCATGGTGATGGACCGGGCGCGGTTCCGCTCCGGCTGGGTGAGTAGCGAGCTGACGTGCTCCACGTTCTCCGTGTCCACGAGACGGAAGGGAATTCCACCCACCTCGCCAGCTATCAGGTCGCGGCCGCGTTTGACAGCCGGGACCTGGATAGCCTCACGGCGCGGCACTTTTGGAGCCGGGCCCGTGGTCGTTTGGTAGGACTCCAGGCCAAATATCTGAGCGGGGATCGAGC